GGCTTTTCTCTTTCGAGAGTTTTAAATAGGGTTCAAACCTAATGAATGTGGTTCCGGACCCGAAACCATCTCGAGATGATCCGTGGGATCATGAGAGGGATGTTCTTTCCCTCCGTTCCTTTGTAGGAACTTCCATCCTCCGTGTTGGAGGAAAAGGCACGCACACATGTTCGTGCACAAAATTGGAGAGACACAGGTCTCTCTTTACTGTGAACAGACTGTTCACAGCTAATAATCTGCTGGGAAAAGCAGATTGTCCTCCTCTCCGTGTTTGTCATAACGCGGAGAACATTTGGGAGTGTTTACTCCCTCGTGAGTTAACCGGACTCACTAAGCGGGTGACGTTTGATCACCTACCTGATGTCAGGACAGCATTACGCGTCCTGAAACGTGGTACCTATTGGTACCCTCAACTGTCAAAACGACAGAAATTTAAGGAGTCCTCTTTTCAGAGAGCTCTCGCCCGCCTTTTGGCGGGAAAACACTCCCGTGAAGGGAGCGAACCTTTTGGAGTGATCAAATCCTCCAAAATTTCAAAGGCCGCTGTGCAGCGGCTCCGTTCTCTACTGGCAACAGTAGATGGCCTGCTTATGCAGGTAGTCCTGGCTTTTCCGGGTAGTGCCGAATTCCAGGATTGGAAAAGGATCGATCAGATCCAACGTGGCGCAATCGCCAACATCCTTGGAGATTACTTCAAGGAACAAGACCCGGAAAGGGTCACGACCTTTGAAAAGGTCAAGAAAGTCCGTAAGGACATAAAGGCACATGGGTTTAACCCTGTGTCTGATCTGTCGAAAGTCGACATTCCGAGAGAACTCTCGGCACTGCGAGTGGCGTGCTCGCTAGTGAGGGGGAAAACACCCCTCTCTCATCTTCAAACGATGATTCTCTCGCAAACGCGAGCTGCTGGGGTACCACCCCACTGTGTGTACGATCGTACACTGGCCAAAACAAAGGCCATACTGACGACTCCTGCGAGTCGAGAGCTCTATGAGCTCATCAAAGGCCCGTTGGCACGGGCAACTGATCACTTTTACGGTGATCTACTTCGACGCGTTGGAAGCGTCGAGAAAAGGATTGAGTTCTTTGACTCAGTCGCCGCGACAGCTAAAGTGTCGCTATCGGACTCTGGTGAGTTCTTCACCACCACGCAAGTTGGTGGAAAGCTGGAAGCAGCTAGGCGCGTACTTACGACGTGCCAACCAATTGACGAAGTCAATTTGTCAACAGGAGCGTTGACCGGTCGGAGATTAACCTCCGAAAACTCGTCACAAGGCGAGATGCTATTCCACTGGGCTTGTGGAAAATTCCGGGATCGAACCCGGTGTTACGACAACAATAACATGAGTTGTCGGATATCCCTGGTCGCTGAACTAGGGAAATACAGGACAATAACAGTGTCCACATTGCAACATGCGATGTTGCTTCATCCCTTTGCCCATATGGGCCTAAAGGTTCTGGAAGCTATGCCTTCCAGCGAAAGCGGCGTCGGAGCCGCAAATCACTCTTGGAACTTTTTCAAGAGACTCTCGCACAAGAATCCTAGTGCGAGTTTCATCTTCAATGATGATATCCAGACCTCCGTTCTATCAACGGATTGGTCTTCGGCCACAGATTACTGTGACCCAATCATAGCTGGTGCTATGTTAAATAGGCTGTGCAGCCTACTAGGAGTACCGAACTGGTACCGAGAGACAATGCTTTTTGCATTGACTGCTCCACGACAAGTGGAGACCCTCAATCGTGACGGATGTCCGATTGACAAATTCTACACCAAACGAGGTGTACTTATGGGTGACCCAGTCACCAAAACGGTGTTGCATTTGCATCACCTAATAGGGTCCCGGATAGCCGGGATCCTTCTGTATGACCTCTTCAAGGAAGATGTCTTGGACTCGTCAAGCGACGAGGAAGATCAGGAACAATCCTGATGCCAACTAAGTTGGCTGCTGGTTTAGTCCAGTGTCTATGGTCTTCCGGTTAGGACCAATGGTGGGATTACCCACCACCGGCCACTCAGGCCTGACCGTGGAGACACGGATTTTCCTGGCGGAACGCCAGTACTCGTCCGAAAGGACAAAGCTTGC